GTGGCCGAAGTCTCGCCCAAAGCCAGTGAAGGACTGATCTCTACATATCCGGAGCCGCTCCAGCGGTAAGTAAGATTGGTATCGGTAGCTACGTAGATTTTCCCTGATTCGCCCGTTGCAGGAAAAGCGGAACGGGAGGCGTATTCCTGCACGTCATCGACGTAGGACGGAAGTTGTGAAACCGGTACATGACCCGTATCGTCCAATTCGGCCAATCCGCCGGGCTGCCCTTTCTCGGAAAGGACGCGGTCTCCCTGTTCCTTCGCATAATCGCCCTGCTGTTTGGCAAATTCAGCCGCAGTATTTGCCGAATTTGCAGCCTGATCGGCTCTAACTGCCGCTTCATTCGCTGCCGCTGCGGCTTCGCTGGCTTCTTTGGCAGACTCCACGCTGACACCAGTATCCTCGTAAGCCTTTATTTCGTCATTATAAACGAGCCACGTATTATTCGGGCCGATCTTTGGAGACGCTCCGGTTGTAATGACGTTGTAAGGGACATCGATCAGGTTCGCATCGAGCGACAAAGGCAGTTCCATATACTTGGTTTCACTTCCCTCAACCACTTTCACGATCTTTAGAACGTGCGTAGCCAACACCCGGTTGCTCACCATCTTCACATTGACGAAAAGCCCGTATTCGCCCGTTACTTTCAGCTCGCGGTCGGGAAGAAGACGAGCATACACCGTATTCATCTCCCGATCGATCGAACTGTCGAGAGCCTGCATGGTCTCACCGGAAGGAAGCTGGAGCCATACGGATAATTCGCGTGCACGCCGAAGATCGGCATCGGTCCCGGAGGGCCTTTTGAGAACGATTCGGACTCCTAAAGAAGTACCCTGTTTTATTTCGATCATATCAGTCGCCTATTACTTTGTACCGGACTCTATTGGCTGTCATTTTGCCGTCCTGCGTATATTCAGGGAATACCTCGGGACGGCATTGGATATATCCGAGACAATCTTTCATGTAATGATCTGCAATCGAAAACGCATCATTGTAAGCCTGATTACGCTCCTTGAATTCTACACTATGCGAATAATCGTCTGATTTACTGACAAACCCGTACCGAGTCGATATATTCGTCCCGCTTTTTACGATCCGAGCATATGCGTAATAGGCCAGCGCTTTTTTCAGACCCGGGAAATACCGTTGTTCCCCACAAGAGTCTGAGTACAGCCCACCATTCAATAGCTCGTCATATTTGTCCGGCGAAGTCACAATAGCGATATACAAAGCATCGCCGAGCGCCGGCCGAACGTCGTTATGCTCGGCCTCCTCAATGAAGCGTCGGGCAATATCCTCGTCAGCAGAACAGGGGCGGGCGAGCTCGTTTATTTCGTCAGGAGTTATCAAAAGGTCCTTCATGCTTGAGGTGCATTTACAGCTTTCACAATCGGTTCGATTTCAATATCCTGATCGTTCAGGATCGGAGCGGTTGCCATATCCCAATGACCGAGGATCGTTTTGTAGGCGCGGGTCAACATCCGCTGTTCCTTGTGTACGCGCTGTGCATACTCCAGCTTCGCATCATAGATCAGGGTGCCGGAAAAACCGATTTTTCCCGAGCGTATGCAATAAAACGCCTCTTGACCGAAAGCCGAATAGATACGCTCGATTACGGACGAATCCGTGACCGTAAACTCCTTGTCGTAATTCTCGCCTTTGAAAGATACGAACTGCGGAATTTCCTCGTCCGCATCCAATTCGACCTCAAGGATTTTCAGCGAATTGCTATCACCTTGCAATTTGGCGAGTTCATCGGAATATCCGCTATCGTCTTTCCCGTCGTCCGGCGGCATCTGTCCGTTTTTATGAACGAGCATACCGGCCGTAAGAAAGTTATTGCGAACATTGCGGTGTTTGACATTCGACAGTCCCTCGTCCGTGCTCATTTCAGTAAGAACCGCATCGAATTTCGCAGTAGGGTAGTTTCCCGCCCCGCTCGACGATACCCACAAAATCTGCCCCTTGAAAAACTCGATACCCCCGGCCCGAACGATTTGTGCCTGTACAACACGCGGATTAGGATTGAACACGGGTAGCAGATCCACCGTGTCGCGATTCACCTTGACCGGTTTTCCGTTGCGCGTCATCTTGCCCGACCAGTCGGGATGTACGGCAATATGGCTCACCCGGCCTTCTTCGTCCGATTCTTCGAGCCGGCAATTCTCAAACGGTACATGCGACAATTCGACGATTTCGCCCAGCACGTTATAGTTGACATGCAGGGCGAAACCGTTGAACTTTGCCAAATCGGCCGCGCACAAATGATGAATATCGTCGAAACGGTCGCCGCTACGGTTCACCACGAAATCGGCCAGCGTTTGCGATGCGAAGCCATTCCCTTCGATGAAGTCAGCATATCGATTGCAGCAGGTCGTACCGGTTGACGAAGCAGCCACAATGGCCGCCACGTTTTGCGGATATAGGTTATCAGCGTCGTATGCCTGAATGCCTAATGATGACAGGTACTTGACATCGATCCGCCTACTCGGCTTTTTCGTCTCCTTGATATTCATCCCCCGTTCATAAATCGTTCGACTCGTGCTCGGCCTCCGCAGCCTTGATATGCGCATTGATAACCGCGAGAGTTATCGTCTTACCTGCTATCTGCCGCCCTTTGTAATCTTTTTTGATCGCGGTCTTCGATTTCCCGGCCTGAAGGTCGGCGGCGATTTCAGACCGCAAATCCGGATTAATCTCGATCTCCGGATCGGACTTTTTCTCAGGGATCACCTCAAACAGCCCGACAGCTCCCGGCCGCTCCTTGAGAAACGCAGTAGCGACCGCATCGGTCAAGTTGTCGTTCGTGTAGACATCGGACGTACCACCCGGCTGGATTACCACGCCGGCTTTGAGACGGTAGTTGCATATTTTTCTCATTTTCATATTCTTTTTCAGGTAAATTCGCATCTCGATCACCGCATCGGAATACCTATCCTTGCAACGACAGGACCTGAGCGGCCGACGGAACACTTCCAGATAAAGCGATTCGATTTTGCGTTGTTCAGAATGGGGGAAAACACCCGGTAAGTGTTTCCCCCATTCCGACACAAGCTCGTATGCCTCCGCGAAAGACATAACAACCTACTCAGTCGCTCCCTTGAGCAGCGTTTCGATCAGCGTTTTGGTCGCCGCATATGTCTCAGCGAACAGGTAGAGGGCCGATTTAGGCGACCCTGCCTCCTGAAGTGTGAATGACCATCCGCCGTTCGTATCGTCGCTGTACTTGTCGAGCGTGGCAGCATTGGCTACGAGCCCCTGATAGAAGCCGTAAATCTCGAATGCGGCAGCACCGGCAGGCGTTCCCTGCATCTTCTTGAACTTGTTCTCCAAAATGACGAGGAACGAGCCATTAGCGAGCGGATCGATGATGCTTTCGGCCACGTCCGGCCCGGAGTCCGGGATATACATCACGATCTGATGCGTGAACGTATTCCGGCTCGTACCGGTCGCCAGCGCCGAATTGGAGCCGGTGAACGGCGTGTTGCCCGGCTGGTAGATTTCAAACGCCTTCTTGCCGCTCAGAAGCGGCAAAGCCGATACGACGTTGGACTTGTCCGCAGCGAACTCGACTGATCCAAAGTCCACATCGTCGCGGTTGATGATGATACCGCGCTTCTCCAGCCCCTTTACCAGCGGATCGTCGCAGTTTTCGGTGATCGCCTGCGCGATCAAATATTCACATTTTCCCATATTCGTCCGTTTTGAGAATTAGAAAGCCACCTGAAGCAGATCGTCCTGACCGATCAGCGTGCCGATAGTATCTTTGGCGAGGATGTAGTTCACCTGATCCTTTTTCTCGAACCAGATATCGAGCTCGGCGATCTCGTTTTCACTCTCCGAACCGACCAGCAGGTTCTCCTTCACCGTGTACAGCGCCCGGTGCGGCTTGTTCCACGCTTTCCCGCCCGTGACGGTCTCCGTCGAGCGAATGATCTCGTCCCAGAACGGAATAGCGAGCAGTTCGACACCTTTGTAGGTCGTTTTGGCGATGCCGTCGAAAATGGCCGTCCATTGCAGTTCGCTACCCTTATTGTTGTTGATGATGTCCCAGTCGAGCGCATCGCGGAGCGACTGCGTGATGTAGATCACCTGACCGGGTGTCTGCCGCAGCACCATCGGCGCTTCCCGAATCAGGCTGTCGATAATGCCCGTAGGCACGCCGGCAGTGTACAGCGCTGATACCTGAGCATCAAACGATGTTTCCGAGTTGGCATCGATTGTCGTCTTACGCGCAGGGGTCACCGTCGTGAGCGTAAACAGGCGTTTCCAGAAGCCGTCGATCAGCGTGAAATACCCCTTATCGACAGTATCGAGCAACACCCCGCCGTTGGTCACGGTATCGGCAGCCTTGTCGCCGAACCAAGCGAAACGCATCAGCATTTTGCGGATCGCCAGCGACAGGCGCGGCTCCAGAATTTCGTCGATATACTGCGTGCCGGTCAGATCTGCCACCTGCGTCTTGGTACGCATAGCAACCTTCGCCAGCGTGCCCCGCAAGTCCGTGTAACAAATCTGCTCCGATATCTGCCACTCGGCAATGTCCCACGTTTTTTCCGACGCTGCGAGAACGCTCTGGTTGAACGACGGAAGACATCCCGTACTCGCTTTGCCGAGCATTCCGAACTCGCCGATCATGCCGACCTTCTTGCCGTGCTCTTGGTTCGGAAGGAAATTGAACAATGCCCCGAGCTGGTCCACGTCCATGACGGAGAGGAAGATCAATTCTCGAAGGTCCCGCACCGCACCGTTATCGGGGGTCAGTTTTGCGAAATCAAGTCCTGTGCTTGCCATAACTTTCTCTGTTTTTTAATGTGTTTTTTCTGGTTTATTTTTTGGCTCTCAATTCAGCGAGCCGGCGGGCCACTTTGGATTCACCCTCCGTCTCCGTCTTTCCGCTCTGCGGGAAACCTCTCCCTGCCGGTTTGTACTCCGATTGTACCTTTTTCAGCCAGTCGATTCCTCCGGCTACCTTGACGAGGTTAAGGATACGTTTTTCGTCGCTCGTCTTGGCAACGCTCTTGGCTCCCTCCAGTTCCTGTTCGAGTTCGGCAATCCGTTCTTTGAGTTCGGCGTTCTCTGCCTCCAACTCGGCGATCCGGACATCCTTTTCGTCCTCGCCTTCGGCCACCGGCTCCGGTCCCTCGCCGCCTTGTTCTTCGGCCGCCCGAATTTCGGTAATGATTCCGTCCTCGATGATGATCGTCGTTCCGTCGGGCATCTTGTGCTCTCCATCCGGCGACGCGTTGTCGCCGACGGCAGGAGCCTCGCCCTCCGGCTTATCGATTGTGATCGTCTCGCCGCTCTCGGTATCGAGTTCGTATGCGACGATTTGGGCGGGAGTTACGTTGAACCCCATGAGAGCCGCCAACCTTTTCATGGCGGCCTGCATCGTTTTTTCGTTTTTCATACTCGTTTTATTTTGGTTGTTATTTGGCCATGCGGCCGCACCTTTCCCGGCATAAGCCGAGGCCGGCGGGATTATTTCGGAAATGAAACCGAGCCGCTGCGCTTCGGCGGTATCGATCCATTTATCATCCTTCATCAGCGCGGCCAGCTCCTCGCGATTTGCCCCGGTTCGCTCGACATAGAAATCGAGTATCTTCTCCGTGTTTGCACGGAGATCGGCGGCAATCTTTTCGAGGTCCTCCGCACGATAGGCATCGGCCAGCGTGTACTCGGGGATATAAGGATCATGTATCAGAATCTGAGCGTGCGGGTAGGCCCGGCGAGCCTCTTTGGGTGCGGCGCAGAGAAGCACCGTAGCCATCGAGGCGCATTGACCTTCAATCGTCGCACAAATCTCCTTACCGGTTGCTCGTAGTTTATCGACCATTGCCCAGCCTTCGATCACATCGCCGCCTGCGCAATGCAACCTCATGTCGATTAGGTTATCGTTCTCGGGAATGGACGATATGAACTCGTCGATATCTTGGAAAGATACGCCCTCAACACCCGAGAAAAAAAGGGTCATCGCCTTATTCTCCTCATTCACGATAGGGCTGTAAATTTTCAAATATGCCATAAAATCTACTTTTGGCATAACATAGAACAAAGCCTCGTTTTTTTCCCTCAAAATGGTATAATTCGACTGTCAGTCTGTGACAGTAATATGTCCATGCACGATTTTGCGAAAAATATTTGAAGAAAAATTTGGATATTGATAGTAAAAATACTATCTTTGTGTTGTGATAATTAAACAACCGACAAGATGAAGTATTCAGAAATTGAGAAGAAATTAAGGAAAGCAGGCTGCTACTTCCTAAGTCACGGAAAAAATCACGATTGGTGGTACAGCCCGATTACAAAACGTCGATTTCAGATTCCTCGACACAAAAGCGAAGAAGCGAAAGGCAAGACATTAAAAAGTATCAGTGAGCAGTCCGGGGTCGAGTTCTGACCCCGGCAACTGCCGACAACATTTAAAACTATAACTATGAAAGCACAAGTAATCATCGAGCGGGGGGCCGACGGCACTTTCGATGCAAATATGGAGTATATCAAGGATATTCCCTTCGGATTGCTGGGACAAGGTAAAACCGTAGCGGAAACAATAGCCGATTTCTATAACTCATATGAAGAAATGCGGGCTATGTATCAGGCCGAAGGTAAAACGTGTCCGGCATTGGATTTTGAGTTCAAATACGATATCCCGTCGTTTCTTCAATACTACGCCTATGCCTTTACGTTAGCCGGATTGGAGCGAATTACAGGTGTCAATCAAAAACAACTCGGACATTATATCAGCGGATTCCGAAAGCCCAGCGAAAGGACGGCACGGAAAATCGAGGAAAAAATCAAAACGTTCGCAAAAGAAATAGAATCCGTTCGGTTTGTTTAATTATCACAAATTATCTTCCAAACGGATGCCCCCTCGTTTCGAGGGGGTTTTTATTGCACCAAAACCCGCTGGAATTTCCGGATGATCCGCCACACGGTCGCCTCGCTCACCTCGTACTGATCGCAGAGATGGGCCACGACGTAAGTAGTTTTCAGTCCATCAGCCCTGAGCCTCACGAAATCCTCGTACAGTTCCAAATGTTTCACATCCTCGACGGCTATTCCAGCCCGAGCCAACCGTATCAACAGGTCGCGGTTGTTTTTCAAAGATTCATATACTATCATGCGTCGCCCAGTTTTTCAAGTACAGCGACCCGATTTGCCGTTGTCGTGATCTCCTCGACGGACACGACCGGCCGGGGTAGGGCGGCCACTCCTTTTGCGACAGCTCTCGCCAGCATTTCCTCGCCCTCGATCACGCTGCTCGACTGCTGTACGGAGATCGGCACTCCGCCCCCGATCTGATTGAAAGCGGAAAGGACGGGTGCGAACATTTCTGTCGCCCGTGAAGTCATAACCGACTCTCCGTTCGACAAACGCGCAGGAATACTATCAGACGTTCCGGAACCGGGACCGGTAACCAAACCACCTTCAGCGAATTTGGCAGACTTGACAACACTCGTCGCCTGAGCCATCATAGCGAGTATTCTCGCTACCCCCGCCGCGGTAGTAAGTATGCCTAACAATCCTTTGCTCGACTCAGCGGCCACCATTTCGGATATAGCTTTACCAGTGTTAATCGCAATTTCAGCAAGAGCCAACACTTTAGATAATGCGGCCATTGCTTTATTGTCTTCGCCTAATTGAGAGAATACGTCTGATAAAGAACCGGCAATAGTAGCGGCAGCCTCATACTTAGCCTGCTCAATCTCGATTTCTTTCGCAGCAATAGCCTCCTTCGCATCCGTATAATTCCGCTCAGCCTCCAACTGTCGGGCTTTAAATTCCGCGTCCGATTCGCCCTCCATTTGATGCAATGCTTCCAACTCAGACCGCCGATACTCTACCTCTAACTGTAATGTATCTTCATGCTGCAAGGCAGCTTCGTTGATCTTATTCTGCCATTCGAGCGCCAATTCTTCGGCCGCCTTATTGCGAAGATTCTCAGCCGTCTTCGCCCGCTCATCCTCGATCAACTTATTGTACTTAGCCTCAACCTCGACCCGGGCAATACCCAACTCTTCCGCCGCACGTATCTCCTCGGCCTTCTGCAACTCCAGCTGCTGAATTCTGAGCGCCAGTTCTTCATCGCTGCCCTCCTTAAGCGCGGATAGGCGTAACTCGATCAGCTTCGCCTGCTTGTCGGCTTCTTTCTGAATCTCGTCCTTGTTGGCTTGCTGGCGAATCTGCGCGAGGTCGATTTCCTTTTTGTCCTCAAGTGCGTTGATTTGGGAGTTAATCGCTCTTTTTGCGGCAATAGTCAAGTCCTTTTCCGTTTCAAGCCGCTTCTTCAGGTCCTCGATCTGTCGATTATAAGTCGCCTCAGTTTGAGTCAACTGCCGTTCCGATTCCGAAGTTATCAGCGCGAAGATCGCATCCTGTGCAGCTCGGACGGCTTCGAGTTCTTTCTGTTGCTGCTCTTTCCGAATTTCAACGGCCTTTTTTGCTCCTTCTGTTCTTTGCTTTACATCATTGATTGTTGCTTCCCGATTTATTGCATTCAACTGATCTAAAGCATCTTCCTGTATCCGCTGAGCCTCTTTCAATTGTTCTTTGGTGGCATTCCCCTTGCCGTAAGCATCAATCACCTTGCTCAAATTGATATCAGCCAAGGCAACAGCCGTTTTAGCTGCCTCTTTTCTGATATTTATAAATTCTGCTTGTGATTTTCCCGATGCTTCAGCAATAGCAACATCAAAATCGGAATCAGATTTTAATTGCTCCAAAACACTGTTGGTTTTTTCTATTTCTTGCCCTAATTCTTTTTGCCTTTCCTTTGCCTCTTTACTTCTGAATGCAAAGACAGTAAGAGCCCCGGCAGCCGCAAGAACAACTGTGACGAACAACCCAATCGGATTTGCCGATACAACCGCATTCAACGCTTTTTGAACGACTATCGCTGCTTTGCTGACGATGATATTTTTCGACTGTGCGGCAGTCTTGAGTCCAACCATAAACGCCTGATCCTTGTCGAGCATATTGGTTACCGCCGTCAGGCCATTCGTCAGTGCAATAGCAGCCTGTAACTTGGTCTGCACGGCCTCAAAATCTTCGCTTTCGACACCAACGGCAGCCATAGCTCCCTGCCATGCGCTGAACCCGCCGGCAATACCTGTAAGGCCGGACATCAAAGCATCGAGTTTCGCGGTCGGAGGCTCAAGATTGTTGATTTGGTCGTTCACGGCCCGCTGGGCACCGATCAGTTCTACAGACTCCTCCAACAAAGCCTGATATTGTTCGGTATTCCCTTTGCCCTGCACCTCAAGCTGCATCATTTCCTCGCGCAATTCGCGCATCCGCTGTCTCACACTTACGCTCTTGCCTTGCAGGGAACCGAGAGTTTGGGTAAACTGGTCGCATTCGGCTTTCGCCTGATCGTATGCGGAAGCCAACTGTTTGTACTCGTCCGACTGCCCGCGTCCGGTCTTTTCAAGTTGGTCCATCCGAACTTTGAGCGAGACCATGATACTATCGAGTCCGGACAACGCTTTTTGATAATCTCCGACACTCATTTTCTGCTTTGTATAAGCATCGGTATTCAACTTGATAAGCGCCGTATTGGCCTCAATAACCGTATTCAGTTCGTCGATTTCGTTCTTCTGAGTATTGAAATCGAGCGAGCGGACAACCTCGCGCAGTTTCCGGTTTTCAGCGTTCAATTCGGCAATGGAGTCTCGGCTACGCCGGTTCGCATTAACCGTCTCTTTGATTGTCGCCATTGTAATTTTGCTGGCCGAATCCTGTTGCTTCTGTAGCTTGATTTCCTCCTGAATCGCCTTACTCAGGTCCCGAACAGCACTTTTATACTCAGTCTGCGCTGCCTTGACGGCGATTATTTTCTTTCGATATTCATCCTTATTGTCAGAATTCTGTTTTTCTTGCTCACGCAATTTTTTTTCCTCCTCTCGGCTTTCTTCAAGCATAGTATTATAACGATTGATCTCGTTGACCGCTTTGGTAACGTCAACCCGTAAAACGAGGATTTTCTCTTTCGTGTCTGAATTTGCCATATCTATGATATTTACTGATTTGCCGATTCCGATAACTGCAATAGTTGCACCTCGCAAATATGCGCGGAGCTCGTCTGTATCGTGACAATACCGTAATACCGGCCGTATTGCCGCAAATAGACGGGGACAGTGTAATCAAGCGTCTGAAGATCATATTCGGTCAAGGTAAAACGTTCTTTAATAACGACGGGCTGATTTATTAACGCCTGATAGTTGACATAATAATCTGCTATCAATTCACTGAATTTCAACCCATCGAACGAAAGCGCGCATTTACCCGACACGTTCGTCAGATTCATGATGCGGGGCTCGACCTTCACTTCTTCGAGCTCTCGCCCTTCACCACTCGTCGAGTCTTTCCATTCATAGTGCGCGATGATGTTTCCGGACGAGGCTGCAAACGGAAGTGTAATAAGGTCTTCCTCCGGATCAAGGCTCTCGTCGTCCACGGCAAGAACTCCGTCCGCATCAATCTTTACCGTATCATCCTCCTTGTATTTCAAATTATTCCTTTGTGCGAAATCCCCGAACGTGAAAGCTGTTGACTTCGGCTCGTGATCTCCAGCATCAATCAATTTGTTCGACCAATCAATCGCACTGCCTATGTTCGACAATAGCACATCCGGCGATACCAAACGGATCGTGTTCGGCGTGCCCGAAGGCATGGCAAAAAGCCCGAACATCGCGCATAATGCCTTGATGAAATCGATCTGCTTAATATTCGGAAGATTTGGAACGATTGGATATGCCGTCGGGTAATGCAGGTCTACGTCGTAAGGACTCACGTATACCGCCGCATCGGTCAGTCGCCAATCACTGGTCGAGATCAGCCAGAAGGACGTGCCTTTTTTCAGGGTAACCACTTGATCGAATAATATAGTATACCCTTGATCGGGATGACCGGAAATAGGTTCAGCATCCCATTTGTAATCGGGAACCGCAGCGCCGACGACTTCGTCCCACGTCGATCCTTCGTACAACCTGACCGACGGATTGTCCCAATGTGTATCTATCGCCGATTTTTTCAGCATCTGTCCTGACACGTAAATCCGGACTCGACTGCTGCCCCCTGTGTCGAAATAGGGATCGGTCCAAATCTGCGAGCTTTGTGTGTATGTTGTCGGGAGAATCGCATACCATGTATCTCCGGAAACCCCGGTAGCCCTTCCCGAATAGCTGTCGGAAGATTTGTAGCCTTGCGCATTCCAACTCGTGATGTTACCGTTGGTTTCAAACAATGGAATCGCCAGTTTTTCAATCGCTTCTTTTTGCGGCGACGGAATATCGAGCGTAAACCCGTTGGCTTGTTCGATCTGCTCCAGAATCCAAGCGACCCGAACTGACGGATGAATATTGCCGAACTTCTTGGCTTCCGAAAGCATGGGGACTCCTGTATTATAATCGGCGAAGAAAGCGCCAGCCGCAGGCGGATAAGAATCCGGCACCGTATTCTCGTCCCACGCGAGCGTCGTACCTTCATCCGGCAAATCGGATAATTTAGGAGCATCGGATACCCATGTCTTCAAAGCCTGCAATACGCCCCACGTCAGAGCGATCTCGTAACTTTCGGAACTTTCCATTACGATAGCTGTCGCGCTGTCGATTACAATCATTCCATTGCGCAGATACCGCGCGGCATGAGTCCGATAGCGGAAACGGCTGTCGTAGGCCGGAGCCGTCGGATTATCCAATACGCAACGATTACGAGTCGTTTTAGGCAACTGAATCGTATAGCTGTTCGACGCCGTGATTTTGCTGATGTCATGTAGAATATTCGACTTGAAATTCAGCGTGATCGGTTTGTCCGGATACAGGTCTACGATCTGATCATCTATGTATAGTTCTTCCTTCATGCCTCACAAGATTTGCGCATTTTTCTCGGGCAGGGTAATCGATACATTGAAATCTTGCAGCAGGTCGTTGCTTCGCGTCCGCGATCCCGTAGCCACATTCACTCTCCGCCACATCGGCACCCCTTCATCGTCGTAACCGGTGAACAGATCGACCACCGGCGACTGTGCCAGATCAGACAGATAGTCGTATGTCGGATCGTCGATCAATGGAGCTACTATCGTGAGCGTTTCGGCCTGTCGTAGAATCTGGCGTGTCAATGTTCCGATATTCACCCCGTCAACGTATTGAGCGGGGTTGCTCATTTCATTACGTGAAAATGACTCGTCTTTACTTATGGCGTATTCGTGAGCTGTCCGTTGGAATAGGTAGTATTCGTACTGCCCTTGCCGGTCGATCCACCGCAGATACACGCCCGAACAATCGCGGCTTATTCGCAAATCGTATGACGTTACGCCGACCCGTTCCACGTCATTGCGAATCTGCAAGGCATTCGGAATGGCAATGTACAGACGGCGGTTTGCCAAGAAGGTATCGAAAACGCGGGCCGGATTGACTATGTAATGATGATAATCGTCCTCGTCGGTCGTCGTCAACCCGAAGGCGAGCGAACTGACCGGCCCGTCGTCACACTTGACATCGAAAAAGTTGCTTGGTTTGGAAATCACATTGAACGTGAAAGGGTAGTTTACGAACCATGTACGGATATACGGGCCCCCGCACCGCTCGCCGGCATCGAGAGCGCCCCACACGCAATCCATATCGAACTCGAACGTCGTTACGCTTACCGTGACTTTTACATGAATTTTTCGGACGATAGGACTGTCTGAAAATCGAACAGAATAATCGACAACCGAATGCCTGATGCCTTCGAGAATCATCTGCAAATAACGCTGGATATCGAACACGACTCCGCCAGCAGGTGATGCCTTGCGGTTCTCTGTGTAACTCTGACCCGTCGAGTCGCAGGTAATCTCGACAGAGGCCGATTTGATTCGGCCCGAAACGCTGATAATCGCCGGCGTGAAGGCGAAATGTACCGAGTTAGGGTAGGTGATCGAAAAACCCAAGCCCGCATCCCATATTCTCATGCTCTATTCTATTTTTTGGTTATCGATTCGTCTATCGCCACGTCAAAGATACCGGCGAGACGACTGGCAATCCGATCAATCGTCGCAGGAATTTCGTTTGAATAAATATCTGTCCGGCCACCGGTGCGATATAGCTTCGAGCCTTTCGTCATAATGTTGTACGCAATACCTCCGGCCGGCGCGGAGATACCCTTTCTCGCAGCCCATTCGGCCATCAGATCGATGAAAAACTTCGGCGGCCGAATGTACTGCCTTTTCCAAGGACGCGATCCCTTTTCAAGCGTGGAAAAGAACGAGCGCCCCCACAAAATACCGGTGATTCCGGCCGACCCTTCCGTCACTTCAGGTGTCAGGCTATTGGCCGTTGCTCCACTTGCGCGCTGACCGGCTGCGTCCATGTTGGCAATAATACGCGCTTCGAGTTCCTCTGCAACTACCTCTGCTCCCTGATATCTAAGCGCTTCCATTACTCCGTCAAATTACGCGCGCAAACACCCATAATTTCTCGCAATACCAATTCGACCGTCACGAGCGCAAGGTTCCGATCCAATTTGTCGAACATACAGGTATAGATTATCGGGCCACTAACCGGCTCGAATAGCCCGCTACCGTTCACACGCACGACAAATTGCATCGCCAATTGCTTCATACGTTCGACGACTTGCTGCACTTCGTCGGCCGGAGCATCAAGCCGAATTTCATCACCGAACGCGAGCACGCAGTTCGGAGCATCGACAATCTGGCCATTGTTGTTCCAGTAAATCGTACCGCGCTGCGGCAGTACGTTGATGCAAATAGGGTAGGATAACACCCGCATCCGCTTTTTTCGATCAAGCTCGACATTCGCGCCGTGCCACGACTCGAACAGATACGCGATGCCCATTGCTTCGATGATTTCCCTGATCTTTTCTTCGACGCTCTTTTTCATAGTTTGTTCTTTTGCTGGTAAATATCTCGCAACCGGCGTTCGTACTCAGCTCGACGTGCATCGATCCGAGCACATTCGTACAGGCGAAGCCAAGGTAAAGCCATGACCTGATCGTGATCGGCTATGTGCATGCGCTGGGCGAACCAATCGACCATCCCGAACGGACCGAAACGCAGCCTTTCGATACCAGCGGCAATCTCTTCTTTTGTCGGATTTACAATCGTGCTTTGGAAAAGCTTGTTGATGCGCTCTATTTCGGTCCCGACCCAAATAGCAAAACCTATTGCGTCGCGCGCCGATGTCCTCATGATTTTCGCAGCAGGAAGCCCGAGGATGATTTCAGGCGGGATGAGTAACAAGGCATGTACGTTTCGTATGGTTTGTAAACGACAGAGCTGCTCGAACATCAGGCTGTCGAGATTGTTCGGCACTTGACGGCCGCATAGGCGGGACGGCTTCGGGAAATTCTCGGCCGTCATCTCCACCTCGTCTGTCAACGCCTGCTGTATGTGCAGAAATTCCCGTAATGTAATCTTTCTCATCGTGGCAAACTACCTACAGATACTCTCGTTTTGCGGACCGGCCCTCTATGGAACTCGCGCTCAACAATGCCGGTCAGGGCATCGGCCGCATCGTCGAACCGATTCGCCCGGAACAGTCGCTTGTAGGCCGTCACCATAACATAGAATGAAGGCCAGATTTTTCCCCATTCTGAAGGAAATTTTATGCGATTTATTACGGATGCCGAATTAGTCAATATCCTTGACTCCTTATTTCCCGATTGATGAAACCATTCGACACGGACTGCTGGGGCCAGTCTACCCACTGCACGGGCGAATCCTCGGCCGCCGTTGTTGCTCTCGATATAAGCTATCCTTGTATCGTTCCGCAAAAGCATTTGCGCGGTCATCGGCTCGGTCACTTCCATAGGCTCCTGCGTAAAAAGCACGTCCGTTACATAGGCAAAACCATCACGACTCACGACATAGCAGATCGAGCACAGGTAGTCGTCACCCAAATCGGCCGTATCAGTGTAATTCGCTTTTTTGATGATCTCGTTCGCCGGAGGAAGTTCGTCGTATGTCTGAAATTCGGCTCCATATAGCAGCCCTTCTTTAGTTGCCGGACGGCCTTGATACAGACTGTCGAAACCCACCGGATCGAGCGCACGGCGGCGAACTAACGATTGTAGGCTATGCCGCTCGGGCCATAATGGCTGCCCGAGTTCGCGCGGATCGAGGTCTGTGCGTGGCCCCTCCTTGATCGCCTCGAAATCGACCTTCAGCCACGCATCGGGATCACAGCCCGATAGCTGCCTGAGCGATGTCAGGTTAACCACCTTTTCTGAGGCTTCGATCCGGCCGATCAGGTCGTCCTCATGCCATCGCGTAAAGACGATCAGTTCTTGCGAGTCGTTGTGCAGACGAGTTTCCGCAACAGACGTATACCATTCCCAAACCGCGTCACGAATGAGCGGAGAATTGGCCTCTGCCGCATTTTTGTACAGGTCGTCCAAAATAAGCACATCGACAGTCTGTCCGGTCAGACCACCACTTCGCCCCACAGCCGTAAGCTTTCCTCCGCGGCCTATTATTTCAAACTCGCCTGCGGTTCTCGCCCATCTGCTCGAATCATCGGCTACCGGACTACCGGCGAGTTGCGTATCGGGGAAAAGCGTATAGTATCGCTCGGAGTCGATAATCCGCTGAATTTCGCGATTGAACTTCCGGGCGAATCGGTCCGAATACGAGGCAATCGCTATTTTCAAGTCCGGATTCAGTCCGAAAAGATAGGCCGGAAGCAACCGGGTCGACCCCTCCGATTTACCATGCTGAGGAGGGATGGAGACTATCAGCCTCTTGATACGTTTGTGGGCGAAGGCATTCAGAATTTTGTAATATCGTAAATGGAAGGGGGTGAAGAACCCCTTCCCCTTAATTGCTGCTGAAAACAGCGGAAAGCTATGCCGAACGCCCTGCTGAACTGCGGCTATGTACCTTGCATCACTCATCACTCAAAAGCTCGGCAATCTCATCCTTACCCATCCCGGCAATGAGCTTCGCCCCAGCCAGCAGGTCTTTTCCGTCTTTACCGGTGACTTCCTGCGATTGACGGTTTTTCCAACGCCCGGGTGCGATGTTCGTCAGCAAAAAGATAGCAGCCCCGACGTTGGCAGGCTCGCGCATCGTCTTAGTCGTATGCTTTTTTTTGTAAAGATTGCCCATCTTGTCATAGCCGTACTCGGTTGTCGATTGTGTCCATTCGTAACCTTTGGCTACATTGGAAAGGGACTTCACTATGTCCTGCTCGAGCAAATCGCGATATTCTTCCTTCGCCTTTTTTATAGCTTCCGCAAATTCCGCATTTTCGAGCCATCGGTAGTATGTTTGATAGTCTATTCCCGCATAATTACAAAAGTCCCGAAGACGCGCTCCTCCGTAATCAATGAGGCCATTGTTGCGCACCCATTCGGCCCACTCCTTGATTTTTTCTTTACTATATTTTGCCATAACGTGCAATGTTTCAACATAACATAGAATTACTCCCCGATTTTTTCCCTGATTTTTGAAGAAAGTGCAAAAAAAATTTTGTCGAACTTGTTGTACAAACATTTCTGGCTTTCCGGCCCGGGCCATTCAGAATACGGTCGTCCATCGAAGAACTTCCACTCAAAAATGATGCGGTCGCGCTTGGGCAGTTCAAGTTCATCCAATGTGTCACTGACAATTTGATAACATTCGTCAAGATTGAGATCGTCAATATCGACTCTCGGTTCCGGATGCTCCTCTGACCAGTCAACCGAATACGTGCAATGTTGGGCTTGTTTATAACGAAACGATGAGCGAGGGGATATGATGTTACGCTTAATAATTGAAAGGACAAAGAAGTCGAGCTCGGTGTACCCGTCGCGGGCACACTGCATCAGCATTTCTAAACGCAGCGGAGATCGCGAAAGAAGGCCGCAGAGAACATCGTTAAGCACTTCGGCCGGTTCGATTGACAATCCGGACGCATGGCAATGATAGGTCGCGTAATCAAGCCACCGGTCATATCTTTTCGATATATAGTCATTCAACGTCACTGTCTACCCAAATAATTCTTGACCTCTTCGATAAACTGCTCGATGTGCCGTACTACCACACACTTGTTTCCGTTCGTTTCGGCCCATTGCAGCCATTCTTTCTGTGCCGGCGACAATCTGCCCGTCTCAGTCTTCAATTCAATGCAGAGAGCCCCGAAATGACCTCGCGGAACCAGTAGAATCAGATCGCTAACCCCGGCAACCGTTCCCTCGGCTTTCATCCGCGCCGCCTCGATCCGGTTCCGTGAGCCGCCGTTAGGCACGGCGAACAGCAGTCCTCGATACTGTGGATACTGCATAGTAAACCACCGAACGCACGCTATTTGCAAATCGCTTTCCCTATGCCTCATTTAGAATATCCTTTACTTTTATCGCCATTTCACGGAAAATAGGGGAGGTGTCGTATTCGTCTTGGTAGCGATTGATCAGGTAGCCAATACTCGCACGATCCCGATGAATTGCCTGTCCGATCTCTCGGGCCGACGCGCCGCGTTTGTGAATCTCACGGCACAGAATGATCCGCGCCCGAACTACCGGTAGTCTCCTGCTACGAGCTCGTATATCCTCCAATCCGAAACCCGTCGCCTGTTCGACGGCTGCGGATATACGCTGTATCTCACTTTCAAGAATCGTCATCGTCCCAATGCTTTGTATTATTTCACCAGTTGAAACTCGATGCGCCAAACAAAAGGATTCCGATCCCATGTACCTTTGCCGGAAACCTTGTCGATCAGCGAGGCGAAAGCTTCGCGGGGTGAGTCGAACATGTAATATCGTAAATGTTCATCTGCATATCCCCATTGTATACGGCCATCATCAGCCGATGCTAATAATGTTATCCCTTCCTTAAAGTAATCGTCCGAAATATCCTGCAACCGCTCAATCCGAAGGTCTCTAATCTGTATTTGGTGGGGCATCAGATCAGCCTTAACAAACATTTTGTTATCCCAACCTTTTGACGCAAGTGCGGTGGTCTGATAATCGTGCTCAATCACTCCATTGTTGGGGTGCAAGAAGCTATCATATCTTTGAGCCACGGCTACGATCTCTCCAACATTGTATCTTGGTTCAATTACCTCCCAACCTTCATTCTCGGTATAGCCATACAGACATTCTTCAAACTCAAGACATGGCTGCCACCACCGTAGTTTTTCGTACTTACCCTGCGGATCAACAATCCGCCTTGTCACCGTCTTTCGACCACTGATAACCGCCTGCGTCAGGCCGTAACGGTCGTTAAACATCATCTTTTTCATATTTCGTCTATTTTTATCAGGTCCGCATTATCGTGGATGTTGCCGATGACAGATAAATAGTTATCCGTATCTTTATATGCGAAACATTCGTATCTGAAATTATATCTACTTGAATTGAACACGCCATTGATACAATCAATCGGAGAGCAATCGAATTGAATATCCGGATCAATTCTCACAACAGCAAATCGCCAATATCTACCACTTGACTGGTCATCCCATTTTACAATGTACCCCTCGAAAATCTTCTCTCCATTCTTGTCTTTCAAACCCGTGTACTGACCGACGGTGGCCGGATCGACTTCTACCGCAGCGACGGCGATGCGGCCGTTATCGTTCGTTGCTTGGTAAATGAAGGTCCGACCTTGATTTTCGAGTAGGTATCCGCTCTCCCATTTCCCATTGTCGAGGCTCTTGCCTCTGAAAAGTATTTTCCGCATGATTCTCACTGTTTTTCGCCTTTCGACTGTTCGTATCTTATCGGTTCGGGTTTCTCGAATCCAGTTAAATCACCGCATTCCGGGCAGGCCACGTACCAGAATTCCACACCGTCCCACTGACTGTATTTGATTTTTTCTACGTCTTTCCGTTCATACTCGAACTGGCAGCCACAATTGCAGCATTTTCTCAAAAAGATGGCATTAGCGTATTGCTCGCCGTGTCTGATTATCCGTTTCATTCTTTAAAGTGTTTAATGTTTTTTAAAGGTTCAGTTGTTAAGAATTACTTAATAACTGGAGGGTGAGGCGGTCATTTATCCCGCACGCACCGCACGCTGAAGCCGTTGGCGCGACTGTTGTTGTACAGCGGGCTGACGCCGCCCGAGCTGAAGGTGAGGTAGCCCGCGTAGTTGTTGCCTCCGTAGTACGGCGACGAGGACCAATAGTAGCCGTAGGAGCTCGTGTTGGCCAACTCGCCGCTACTGTTGCTGCGCAGGCCCGCAGCAGGCAGGAATAGCGAGCCCTTGTGGTCCGAGTCGTGGTTGCCCCCGAACCAACGGCCCTTTCGTTCAGCATCCCATGTCGAGTTGAGATTGCATAATACCCTAAATTCCTCCCGGGTCGGCAAGCGCTTGCCGACGGACCACGCGGCATTCATCGCCTCCTTCCATGAGTAGTAGTGGTGGCCATCCTTCTCGTAACCGCCGATGGCCAAATTCTCTGTGTCCCACAAGAGCCCGCAAAGCTCGATGGAGTCGGACTCGGGATCAGACACAGAATAGGCCGAAACCGGATTCTCCTCCTTCCATCGAGCGCCGGCAATGAACCCGTCTTTCCATACGTTGCGGATAATTTCATCCGGCATGTCTTTGATTGCCGGATCGTAATACTCTAAACGATGCGGGCAAATTTCCTCGGCTACTTCACGTAATGTTTTCATAATCTGAAATTTTTAAATTCACAGCTATAAAAAACGGACTTCTTGTTGCACCAATGGGCAACCCGACGCTGCTCAACTGTCGGTCTGATCTTGTTATCAAAATCCCTGTAAGGCTGGGCGAATGGGTTGATGTGCATTTCACGGAAAATGTTCAATCTGAACAACGCATCATCAATTTCTTTGACAAGGCAATAGACAAAAAAACGATGTCTGTTGACCCCCCGCTGCTCAAGCTCCCGAATACACTTCAGCACTGGTTCTATCTGGGCGCGTGTATCGCAAGCGAACCGTATGTGTCGAATCCATTTCACCCGTGACAGCAAATCGAGAATGTAAGGGTCATCACAAGCTCGCCGGGCATCCAGCCCTTGGTTGAAGTCCACCGCGATACCCATGCGGACGATTTCCTCGATCTGTTCCAATCCGAAATCGGATGCCAGCACATTGTTGTCGAGCAATACGGCCCGGCGCTTGTTGCCGATGAATTCGCGTATCGGCGATGCCGGACGGATCGAACCCTCCTTGTGCGGCACAATACACCACGGACAATGATTCGGACAACCTCGGGTAAGGAAACCGTAGGCTTCATCCACTCCGTAAAGCGAATAATCAGGGCACATATGCTCGATAGATTCCGGCAGTGTCGTCGTGTAGTCTCGATAACCTGTCCCGGCCTTCACCACTTCGCAAGGGTAATAATCCGAACAGTCGGGCGTGAACGTGAAGACCTTCGACATATACACCCTGTCGTAGCTGCCGAACATCGCATCGGCAAACTCGACCGAATCGCCCTCAGACTTATGCCACGCCGAAAGCTTCATCAGCGCAAGATTCGGGAAGTGATGACCATCCACATCTACTATACCTATTCGCATTGTCTTTCGTAATCGTTAATCGTCTCGAATATCCGCAGTGCTACCTGCGGGACTATGGCGTTGCCGTAGGCTTTGACGGATTCCCGGCACCAACTTGGAAAGGTAATGCCGTCCAATCCACCGGGAAACCCATCATCTCGGCGACAAACCGGGGATTGAGTCGGAAACCCGCTCCAGCCCGGTATTCGTCGCTCTGCATAGCCATCTGGGATACACTGCCCCTGCGCTTGGACTGACTCGGCGGGAGTGAAACATTCGTCGCGTCGTTGGCTGTCGGTGTCGGAAGCATCCCCATTCGCGCTGCAAGCGCTAATGTCGGCCGCTCGGACGCGCCCTTCGACAGACTCCGGTTCATTCGCCCACTCCCGCAATCCAATGCCGTAGGCGGGGGCATAAACCCCAAAGGCATTAAGACCGTCTTCCCTTTGACACATATCTTCAGACCCTGAGTCTGCGCGGTGGGCAACAAACCATATTCTATTCCTTTTGTGTGGGGCATTGACACCACAAGCTGGAAGTACAAACGGTTGGACTTCGTAGCCCTCATTTTCCATGTCAGAACACACCTGCTCGAAAACCAGTCCCTCCGACCAATCAACAATTCCGGGAACGTTTTCGCCCACGATCCATCGGGGACGAATCTCCCGAACAGCTCCAAGCATCTCCGGCCAGAGATAGCGGGCATCTCCCGTGCCTTTTCTATTACCGGCGACGCTGAACGGCTGGCACGGGAATCCGCCGGTGAGAACGTCGATACGGTCTCGCCAAACGGTAAAGTCAGTTGTTCGGATGTCTTCATATTGCAATGCATTAGGGAAATGGAATTTTAGAACCTTCCGGCAAAACGGGTCGATCTCGCAGTTGAACACGTTAGTCCAGCCTGCCCATTCTGCGGCCAGATCGAAGCCGCCGACACCGGAAAAAAGAGATGCGTGGGTCATGGCTTCAGCTTGTAATACGTGCTATTGACCGTCGGCCCGCAAACGAGCATTCCGGCATCGACCAGACGGTCCAACTCGCCTTGCAGATCGGGCCCCGAATAGTGGGCGGCGATCTCAGGGTACAAGGCTACGAGCGGGGGCCTTCTCGCTGCGCGCTTACCTTCGATAATGGCTTCTATGATGTCGAAAACGCTATCCATGATTGCCCCGGTTACTCTGTCCGTCCAAAATGATCGTCGTCATGTCCCGCATTCGGTCGTACACCCGTTCGCCGTACCTCCCACGGATCGACTCCTTGTTGAGATTCGTCACGACTATCGTAACTTTCCGCTCGTCGGCCCGCCGGTGCAGAATATCGGCAAGCGGCATGATCTCGTTCCCGTAATGCTTGACAGTGGTCGGTTCCACGCCGAGATCGTCGATGGCCACAGTCCGGTAACGGAAGAACATCGGACATATATCGCTGTCGGCCCGGAAAGCATCGGCCACATCCGAGGCGTGGAAGATGTTGACGAACGCTCTTTCGCTAAGCGGAACTCGCTGCATGTAGTCGTTCACGAACAACCGAATCGCCTCCATCAGCGTACTCTTGCCGGTTCCGATTCCGCCCATGATCTTCAGTCCCCAAGTATTGCCGGAGGTCAGCCACCCGGCCGCGATGTCGATAGCCCGGTAGTGCGCCGGGGTGAAGCGAGCCGCTTTCCCGCTCCCGGCAATCAACTGCCCGCAAATGGCCAGCAGATTGTCCCGGACTTCCTGCACAGGCCGACCGATCCTAAAAAACCTCGTAGTGGCTCGGAACGGCAAGGCGCTCGTTAATCTGCCTATTGCTTTCGCTTCCATACTGTTGCGATTTTTCTTTGTTTTCATACTTGCCTTCCAGCACTTTCACGAAATTTACCGGTCTGAAAATCCAATCGAAGTCGGCCGTCCATTCGCGAGTATTCTGTCCGGCGAGAAACGACGACCGGCCGGCGGCCCGGATCACGTCGAAAACAGCCTCCCGGCCGTGCTCGCGGAGCCGGGCATATACAGCCTCCCGCCGCTTGTCGGTAAGTGTTTTTACGGGACGCAGCGATTTGCAGGTGTCGTTGTAGAACCTTACGATCTCCTCGATCTCCGGCTTGCCCGGAATATTCGGTTTCCCCGAATTTCCATTTTCCGAAGTTCCGAACGGCAATTCAGCGTCCTCCGATTTAGGAGGACTTATAGGAGGTTTTTGTTTTTGTTTTTGTTTTTCTCCTATAAGAGGTGTATCGGCCGTTTTGCTATGTGTTTTGCTAAAGTTTTTACTAAAGCTTTTACTAAAGTTTTTGCTAAAGTTTTTACTAAAATTATTTAAGCTTAAAAGAGTGTATACCGGAGATTGAGCCCGCCTTTTTCCTTTCACAAACTCAATAAATCCTTTCTGCTGTAATCTATTGCGTGCATCGATCAAGGTAGGTTCGCTCATACCGATCGAGACGCAGATCAACCCGTTGGGACACTCAAAGGGATTCTCCCAGTTTTGCGTATTGCATTCCTGTAAAAGAAAAAAATACAGGTCGGCCTCTACGCTGGACAATCGCACTCTACGTCGTGTTTGCCAAAAAAGGTTTATCAGTTCGATATAGTTCATAATCTACATATACACGTTAGTCAATACCCGCGTCCGGTTCTGTATGCAGTACGTACCCGGCTTATAAGAGGCGAGCTGCAAATCCTCGACCCGGCCGAAGCGGTTGAAATTGCCGCACAGATCGACGATCCAGCCCTCGGCCTTCGACGGATGAGGACGAATCGCCCGACCCACCATTTGATAGTACAGAGCCAGCGAAAGCGTCGGCCGGGCCAGCACCACCGTGTCGAGCTCCGGATAGTCGAAGCCCGTCGTCAGCACGCCGACATTCGTGACGACCTTGATTCGTCCCGCCTTGAAGTCGGCGAGGATGCGCTCGCGCTCCTTTTTCGGCGTATTCTGCGACACGATAGCCGCCATACCCGGCAGGCTGTCGGAAATGTACTGAGCCTCCTCCACGAACCGGGAGAACAGCAATATGCCCCTACGATTCACCCGAAGAAGCCGCCGAACGATATTCAGCACTCCGTCGTTGAAGCTCACGCGCCTATACTCGCGCTGCACGGAGTCGTCCGTATAGTCGGCCCCGGTCGAATTCCTGCGCAACCGGTTCAGATCGATCAGCGGGATGCGGTAGTAGTTCAGCTTGGCCAGATACCCCTGCCCGAACAGATAGCCGATCTGCACGAAGAACAGAAGGCGCGAGAAGACGCGCGGGCTGGTATTCGTGATAAAGCGCAGGACCGCGCCGTTTCGCGTCGAATACAGGCGGTACGGCGTAGCCGTCAGGCCGATGATCTTACACCGGATCGCCTTGAAGAAGTCGCGGTACATTCCCTCCTTCGGATTGACCAAATGGCACTCGTCCACGATCACATACCGGAAGTGCGAGAACTCCTCGACGTGGTTCTTCACGCTGCCGATTGTGGCAAAGGTGATACGGGAGATAGCCTTGCTATTGCAGGAGGCCGAGTAGACCGCGCATTCGAGGATGTCGTATGCGCATAGCTTCGCGTAGTTCTGCTCCAGTATCTCCTTGCTCGGCTGGAACACCAGCACCGGAGCGCCGAGCCGAGCGGCGATGTCGGCAATGACCAGACTCTTGCCGCTGCCCGTCGGAAGAACCATAATACCGTTGGCCGTAGCGGTGCGATCCTTGAAATACCGCACCGCTACGTCGGCGGCCTGTTGCTGATATGGACGAAGCCGGTACATGGTCTATTCTTCCTCAAGCGTTTCGTCGCTATCGTCGCCGATCTCCGAGTCGTCCTCGAAATCGGCACTCTCGCCGTCGCCTTCGGCCATATCCTCGTCCAAAAGATTCTCTTGCTCCTTCTTGCGGAAGTCGAAGCCGAACATATCGAAAAGAGCCTGCGCGTTCTTGTCCTGCATGTTGAACAATTCGCGGCGCTCCCACTCGGGAATAAGGCACACGTCGGCCAGCTTGAACTGACCGTTCGCCCATGTGTAGTACAGGTAATGGTTATCCACCGCGATCCGGTACGTCGTATCCTGCGGCAAATCGATCTCCTTGCTGCCGGCCTTGACCTCTTTGACCAGATTATCGATGCGGGTCAGGGTTGCCTGAAGGCGTTCCTTCGCGTCCTTGACGCGCTGTTTGGCCTCCGCCTCGATCTTCACGAGCTCCGTCTCGTGCTTGATCTTGTCGCCCTCCATCAGCTCCGCGTAATTATTGCGCATCGTCTGCTTCTCGTAAGCGTCGAGAAAGCGGACGACCTTCGGCCCGGCATTCAGCGCGACGAACTTGTCGGCCAACAGCTTCTCGATCTCTGCCAGCGAGTCGGCTCCCTCGAAAAGCACTTTAGGAAAGCGATCCGCCGCTTTCGGCAGATTGAACTTGATCTCGTCCGGAATGTAGTTAGATAAGTCTTTCATGTTTTACGATTTAGATTTGGTTGTCGTACTGATGTTCGAATTGATCCCAATACCGGTCCTCCGGGTTCGGAAGCTCGATCCCGAGCTCCGACGAAGCGAAGGCCCGGATGTGTTCGAGATACTGAGTGAACCGGAGCGAATCGAGAGCGGAGGTGGACACGGGACGGTATAGGGTCGTACCCCAGAGCGTTTTCGTATCGACCCCCAAAAACTTCTGCTTGAAATACTCGTGCAGATCGTCCTTGTCCTGCCCCGTCTCGTCGCTGATGCACTTGATCCAGAGCCACAGCAGGCGGTTCTGATCGACCGACCGCCGCTCGCGGTGGCGCACGACGGTCACATCGTAAGCCTTGCCCTCCGGAAGCCGGTCGAGGTAAGCCATGACGGCCTGTTTGTCCCGCGCTTTTTCGACTCTGAATTTCATAGCGCCCGGTTTCAGAAGGGAAGATCGTCCGGATTATCGGCCGGAGGAACCGTATAGCCTCCCGAATATTGGCTATCCGCCCGGGCAGCGGTCCCCTGATTGCCGTAAGGAGCTTGGCCGACTGCCGGGTAAGGTTGGCCGGCGTACCCCTGCGGAGCCGTTGCCGGACCCTGCTGTCCGTAACCGGTCGGGCCGGCCCCCTGACGGCTATAACCCTGCGGGGCCTGATTCGGGTCCCGCTCGTCGAACAACTGCACCCAGCCGTCCCATCCGCCCGCAGGGATCGTGTCGAACTTGATGCTGATGCCGCCCCGGTCGCTGTGGAATGCCTTGCCGACAGTCACCCAGCGAGTCTTCTCCTGCCCGGCGTTGTCCGTGTATTTCGTACCGAAACACACGTTCTGTCGCTTTAATACTGCCATAATTATGCGTTATTGAAAATCTTCTTGTCGGTAATCTTATCCCGGCGCGCTTCGAGAAATTCGATGAAACGTTCGCAATGTTCCCGAAGCCGCTGCCGGCTATCGTCGTAGTGGAAGTCGTACCACTCTTGGTACGTGTTCTTAAAATCGGTTACCGTGTACTCGAATCCCCGGATGCGGCAACCCATCTGATCGAGGCAGAACGGATAAACGTCCTTCTGCCAAGCCATGCGGAATTTGCCGAACTCGTAGCGACTCGTCGTCTTGATGTCGAACACCGTATCCTGAATCAGTTCGTCGATGTAACCGTAGAGCTCCACGTCGCCGTACTGCGTTTCGAGCGTACCCGAGCAGAAGACCTGCGAAGCCGCTCCCCGGAAATAATCGACGAACTCCTGCACGATCTTCACCGGGAAATCGAAAATATAGGCCGTGCCCATACGCGACTTATGATCGATGCGGATCAGTTCGGTCCCCGCCTTGTCGGTCGCGTTGCTTGAGATTGTCATCACGCCGGCAAGAGCGGCATCGACAAGATTGTTAAAGCAGGTGCCGCGCTCGGCCGCCTCGCTCTCGAACGGCACGCGGTTGATCGCGTCGAGAAGTCCCCGTTCGATCTCCGCCTCCACGTCGGAAGGGGTCTTATCGGCATTCCACGGCTTCTCGATAGCGGCATCGATGTACCGATACTCGTTGAAACGGTCGAGAAGCGACGGATATATCCTGTATTTAGGCGGCCGGCTCATATTTCCCTGTTTCTTTGTTGAACCGGCAAGAGAGCGCGGCGGCTTTCGCCACGAGCTTGCGCGATGCCTGAATCTTAGAGTCCCAAATCGTCTCGAAATCCCGCAACCGGGACGTTGCATCGTTCAGGCTGTCGCAATCGGTAATAGCCTCGACATTCCGGTCGATCAGCGCGATCAGGTCGTTATACTTCCTGACTTCCTCCTTGCGCTTTTCGAGATTCTCTTGGTAAGACTTGAAGATGTTCGTCAGCAAATCGTTCGGAGCGATGACGGTCCCGTTCTCGTCGATCAGCCTCGGAATGTTGATGACGCTGGGAAGATTGCACGTATTCTTGCCGTAGAACTTCTCGCACGGGTCGAACGAGATCGTCCGCTGCTTGCCGATGGCCTGAACGTATCCCACCAGGTCCAGCTCCTTAATCAGGTCCCCGGCCGACGAGCCTCCGATCTCCGGCCGGATGATCTTCTGGTCGCCCTCCTTTTCCTCACGCTCGTGAGCCACGAAAACAATGTGCTTGCCCATTATCGAGATCGATTTAAGGACCCGGATAAACTCGGCCTTGCGCGCGCCGTAGCCTTTCAGGGACAGGCTGCCGTCCCGTTGGCCCAGCTTCGGGTCGTTTTGGATCAGCCACGCCCCCATGTAGTCGAGCATCTTGCCCGCCGTGTCGATCACGATAGTCTTGAACGGAGCGAGCTCCCCGCTCTGCATCACTTCGAGAAAATCGTTGTAGGAACTCACCTGAAGCGTGGGGGTCTGGTGCGCGACATTGACGCGGTGAACGCCGTTGTCGAAGTCCAGAAGTACCGGATAAGGCGCAGAAAGCGCGTCGGTCGTCTTACCGATGCCCGGCTGTCCGTACAGCAGGGCTTTGATCGTGGTCTGAACCTGAAGCTCAGACGGCTTTTTAATCAATCCCATAATCGTATCGTTTTAAAAAAGTTGTGTATCTTTGTCCGGTCGGACGGAGTCGGACAACTACCGGCCGGCTTTTAATCAATCCCAAGCTCCCGATATCACCCGTCAGGGGCTTTTTCTTTTCAAGAACTATTCTTTGTCCCGCACGCAACGCACGCTGAAGCCGAGGGCGCGACCGTTGTAGCTCAGTGGGTTGACGTAGCCCGAGTAGAAGCCGAGGGTGCCCGCGCCGTTGTCGCCTCCGTAGTACGGCGACGAGGACCAATAGTAGCCGTAGGAGCTCGT